TTGACATGGTGGGGGTCGGCGGTTCGAGTCCGCCTAGTCCTACCAAATTTGTGAAAGAAAACAGCCACTTACGTCAACGACGAAGTGGCTGTTTTCGTTTGTGGAGAAATTTTGGAGAAATTCTGGAGATATACAGTACTTCGGAATGAACCAGAAGAGGGTACAGCCCTTCAGACGGGAAGGGCTGCTTCGCACACCGTCCATTCAATGTGACGGTCGGTGTAGTGGTGCGTCATCTTCAGGGTGCTGTGCCCCATCAGGGTCTGGACATACTCGTCAGAGAATCCGGCCTCCAGGTAGAGATGCCCGCCCAAGGCCCGGATCTCATGGACCGTGGGCCGCTGTTCGGCTGGCAGTCGCGCAATTTCGGGCACCTTGTCCCTGGCTTTGGCAAACTCTTTCGACAGTGTCTCTGGCCGCACCTGTGACCAGTGAGTCATCGACTTGCTGCGCCTGATGCGTTCTGGGCGGCGGTGGATGATGTACGGGCTGGCAATGCCTGATTGTCGGCTGCGCTTTATCACGGCCTCCAGTGATGCACCTACCTTGATTCTCAGGTGAGCCCTGTGGCCGTGTTTCTCCGTCTTGCGCTGGATCATGTGCAGGTGACCATCCCTGATATCGTCGAACTTGGCCGAGCACAGGTCACTGCGGCGCTGCAGCGTGATCAGTGCAAAATCCATGGCCACCTTGAGCCAGTCATCTGCGTGCGCATAAATTGCGTTGAACCACTCCTTGGTCAGTGGTCGGCGTTGCTTCTCGTCTGCTGCCTTTGCCATCGTATTCTCAGCAGGGTTGGTGTCACACAGCCCCTTGGTTGCACCGAACCGGAATAGCTCCGACAGCAAGCCGCGGATTTTGATGTAGGCATTGTTCTGGAAGTTATCATCCAGGTAGTCAGCCACCATCTTGATGCTCATAGCCTCGACCTGTTTGTCTTTCAGGTCTCGTTCCAGCCGGTTCAGTCGATAGGTGGTTTCTTCCAGGGTGCGGGGCTTGAGCTTTTTGGTGGGTAGATATTCTGTCCGGTACCGCTTGATGATGTCACCGAACAGAACGCGCTGCTCGGTGACCACACGGGATACCAGATCATTAGAGGGGATCAGCAGTGCATTCAGTTTCCGCGCTGCTGCGTTCGCTTTCTTCCGGTCAGATCCCATGCCGTGGTATTTCCCTGTTAGAGGGTGGCGGTACTTGTAGTAGCCGCCACTCTCGTGCAGGTTTGGCTCCAGATCTCGGTTTTTGTCACTTCGTCTGCGTGCTGCCATTGTCTGCCAATACCTGATCAACCAGCGGATCACCGGTCGATCGTCGCTCCTCTTCAACTCGAACAAACCACTTCCCGCCTATCAGTTTGGCAGGAATGTGACCATTAACGCACCACCGTTTAACCGTCGATCTGGACGGAGGCGTGGTGAATCGTTGTGTTCTCCACTCATGCAAAGGCATCAACTGTTCAATTGGCATCCTGCTGCCTCCTGTGGTGGTTCTGGTACCGGCCGAACGCCTGCTGCACCTTGCGGAACAGTGCAGCGGCATCAGGATTGTGGTCCAGTTCAGCTCGGCTCTTGATGCCGCATGCCTCGCAAATGAACTCCTTGGCGTCGTCCTCAGTGTGCGTGCCATCAGGAATATCCATATTGAACTTGGCTCGGCGGCGGCGATCCAGCCAGAGGCGGAAGTCTGCACTTTGGCACAGCATGGCTGCACTCCGTGCCAGTCGGCCGCCTTTCGTCTCGCTATCAAACCACTCTTTCAGGTGCTCAGCCTCACCAAAGATTCCGGTTTCAAAAAGCTCGCGGCCACGCTGCAGGCTCACGCGCTTGCCGTTTTCAAAGAAGATGGGCTTACCATTCGCCCATGATTGAGATGCAGTCTGGTAGGTCATACATCCTCCCTGTTGTCAGGTACTGCTCATAATTCTGGTGTTAGGCATCCAGCATTCCAGCTCGATACAGAGCCATGTCTAAATGATGGACGCCGTTATCAAGCTCAACACAGAACGGGCATTTACCATTTTTGCCGCCGTCCTCAACTTCCCAGCCTTGTTTTCGGGCCAGCGTGTCCAGCTCTGAGTCAGCCATCTCATGCTTTGCGTTTTCGATATATTTATCAGTGTTGCAAGTGAAGCAGTGGAGCTTCACCACCGGTTCACAGTTGTGCTCTCTAATTACATCTTTCCAGCTCATAGCTGCCTCCAGACGCCATCTGTCGCAATAAGGCGGTGTGTCACATCAACCTCCGTTCTTCTGACAGGGATTCAAACCGCTGGACCAGCTGCTTCAGTGCTTTTTCATCAAAGGCGTTGCGCAGGTGCTTGCGGGCCAGCTCGATCTGTTCGCGCAGGTGGCGGATGATGGATTCATCGCTCCAGTCGCCGGCGTCGAAGTCCAGCGCATCGAGCGCCAGGTATAGGGTGCATTCCAGTTGGGTGATGCGCTGGCTGAAGCGGGGGATGCTCTCCAGCTGCTCAACCGCCAGGACGATATCGGTGGGCTCGTCGTATCCGCCCTCTGCAGCCAAGCGATCGGCGATTCGGTGCAGCCGTGTTATCAGTTCAATCATGGGATCCTCCTGTGTACCGCAGCACGCTCATGAAGCCCGGATCTTGCGGCGTGATCATGCCGGCATCGACCGCAGCCCGAACGGCGGTGAACAGCCGCTTGGTTGTCCAGAGCTTGCCGTTCTCAGTCGGGCGCAGGTTGGCTGACAGTTCCAACCAGGTGAGCTGCAGGGTGTTGTGTGTATCGCGCACCAGGTGGGTGACGATATCGGCATCGTTGTCGGGGGCAGTGGAGGGCGGTAGGCCGCCCTCGCTGCCCAGCAGGGAAAGCTGAGCTTCAGACATTTATCGTGCCTCCTTCATTGCCAATGCTGGTACCGGGTGCGGACGTGCAGGCCTTCCCAGCGCTCCCATACTTCCAGGAAGCGGAGGTTGCCGTAGGGGATCAGCTCGTGTGGCTCCCGGTTAGCGAGGGTGCGCAGCTTGATCACGTCAATCGCTGCATCCAGTAGCGCTGGGTCCAGATTGCCGAGGTCGGTCACGTCCAGGTGGAATTCGTTGCCGTTATAGGCTGACAGCAGAACCTGGGCGGCAGCACGGCCGCCGCTGGTGTCTGTCATGGCAACGGGCAGCAAGGCCGCGACTGCGTCGTGGTAGCGCTGCTCCAGGCACAGAGGGTTCTGTTCAGTGCTCATATCTCGTCTACCTCCTCAACCCAGTTCGCGCGGGCGGCCGTCAGGATGGCGGTCAGCCGTTTGCGTTGCTGCGTGACCCAGTGTTCAAGGTGCTCGGGACACAGTTCACCGCGTTCAGCCTGGGCGAGTATGTCGGCCAGCATGATTCTGACGATTTGCGATCGCTCGCCGTTGGCGGCGTACATGCGGCAGCGTTCCAGCTCGTCGCCGCACTTCACGAACAGCTGCAGATCAGAGTGGCGATATTGGCCACCGGGGCCGCCGAGCCAGTAGAAACCATCGGTCGGCTCTGGTTTCAGCGTCACGCGGAAGGGCTCGCCGGTGTCCTGACTGGCGTAGCTGCTGGCCGGGTGGATGCGTGCGTAGAATTCAGACATGGGGCGCCTCCTCAACATTGCGTTCCTTGCGTTTGATTTTTACTTGAGCAAGATGCAGCACCGGCTCTTTCAATTCTGGTGACACACCACCAAGTCCCATTTTGTTTATGACGGCATGTTCGGCTCTCGATATCAGCATAAGGTTGTTGATGTCACAGTTAAGCCTGTTCCCGTCTCGGAACGTGACAATGTACCCATCAGGAATAGTCCCGTTGTGCTCTTCCCAAACAAGGCGATGTACCTCCACATAGTCGTGAACAGTGTTGCCTGTGTCGGTGATTTTCCTTTGGCGGTAACCGTCACCCGTTACCCGCTCAGTGCCAATAGGCCGCCAAGTATGGGGACGATGGCCTTTTTTAAAGGTTGTTCGGTTTGGCCCCTTTGGTTTGGCATTGGCTGCGGGTTTATGTCCCTCTTCAAAGCGACCAGTACGACCTGTTTTCCAGCCATTACGCAGGCAGATGGCCTTGATGTTTTCCACTGAAAGATCAGTGTTAAATCGCTCATTAAATGCGAGAGTCAGTTCTTTACGTGGCAGCTCACACTCCAGCCTCAGGAATGTAAGCTGCTCCTCTGTAAGTTTGATAGAGCGGCGTTTTTTATTGCTCATGGCTCAACATCCCCTGCATTGCTCGTGGCTTAATAAGTCCTTCTGCCCGGGCTTTTTCGGCTTTAAGAACCAGGTCAGCATTGGCAATGATTTCTCGGCTCACACTGGTGACAGCACGGCTTCGCTCAATTTCATTTGTCAGCTCTTCACTCTTTAGGTCCTCATCAGACAAGCGCTCTAGCTGGGCAAATAGGTGGTTATTCAAGTCGCTGAGTTTGTTCTTCATGCGTGGTTACCTCCCCGCTCATCATTCTTCAGGCCCTGCATCAGCTCGCGCTGGATGCGGCGCCAGATCTCCTCGCGGTGTACCTGTACGTCTTCCGGGGCTTTGACGCCGATGCGCACCTGGTTGCCTTTAACACTCAGCACAGTCACTTCGATCTCGTCGGCGATGATCAGGGTTTCGCCTACGCGGCGGGTCAGAATCAGCATGATGCACACTCCTTGTCGGTTTTCTCAGTGGTAACGATGGTGAAGTCGATAGAGTCAGTCTCGAAGCAATCGGCTTTCAGCAGCTCGATGCCGCAGCTGCCGTCCAGCGGTGCCCAGCCAGGGGTGCGTTCGAACAGCCCCTTCAGCGCGTCCAGTTTCTTGCCTCGGCTCTCGGGGAATGCGTACTCGCCGAACATCACCAGCCAGGCCTCGGTGATATCGCCTTCGGTGTCCTGAATGCGTTCCGGCCCGTTGTTGGTCCATGCCAGCAACATGTCGCGCATTGACTCCAGCGTGGCTTCGTCCTGCTCAATGCGCAGGGTTGCCTGCCAGCCGCTCCAGCTATGGATAACGGTAAAGTCCTTGTATCCAGCGCTCATACCGCACCCCCAAAAAACTCTTGGTGAAAGGCCAACACCTCAGCCGCAATTACCTTCGGTACCGGGCGGATCTTCGGCGTGATCAGCTCACCGCCTTCAACACGCACGGTCTGGCTGACTTCGTTTTCGGTGTCGAGCAGCTGGTACCAGCCATCTTTCGGACAGGTGAACAGCTCCCAGCGGCCAACGCGGCCGGGCTCGAATACGCGCTCGGGTTTGATTTCCATACCGGCGTTCACGTCGGCCACCGCTTTGTCCAGGGCGGCGTCCAGCTGCCGGTTCTGTTTGGCCAGCTGGTGGTTCTTGGCGCGCATCTCCTTGGCGCCGGCCAGGGCTTCGGCTTTCTCTTTCTGCAGCCGCTTAACCTGCTTGCTCAGTCGGTCGGGGTCCAGTGCCTTCAGCCGTTTCACCTCCGCCTGTGCCTCTTTCAGCTGCTGCTGGGTTTTGGTCAGCACGCGTGCGTTGGCGTTGTCCTGAACAACCAGGCGCTCCACCTCGGTCTGCAGTTTCTCCTTGTCGTCGGCCAGCTGGTTACCGGCTTTTTCGAACTCGTCGCGGGTGTCCTTCAGCTGGTGGTTTTCGCGCAACAACTTGCAGACCCTGTCGCGTAGTTCCTGCTCACGCTTGAGGCCTTCCGCGTTGCGTTCCAGGCTCAGCTTCTGCTCGTTGGCCATCATGGCCAGCTGCTCCTTCTGCTGCGCGATCTGATCCGTCAGCTCGACGATTTCCTGATCGGCAGCCATGTTCCAGGTGTCGTACTGGGCAACCTTGGCTTCCAGCTCTTTAATCCGCTCCTCCCGCAGGGCAATCTCGAACGACTCCAGCCGGTGGGCTTGCTCGGCCAGTGACGGCTCGGGGCGGTTGTTCAGTGACAGTCGGGCGTTCATGGGCGGCCTCCTTTGCGGGGCAGTTCCAGGGCCTGTGCACGGCGGGCACGGATGCGGCGGTTGAGTTTTTCGAGCGCGGACGGTGGCAGCTCCCGCAGGATCTGCATTGCGATCGCGCGCCCCAGGGCGTTAGAATCAAAGGCGTTGGTGTTTGCTTTCATCTGCTTACTCCTTCATGGCTCCCGGATGCTTGGCGGTATCGGGAGCCGCTTCATTTCAGGCCGTTCGGCCCGGTTCAATCTCGATCAAATATCCAGCACTTCACGGTCTTTTCCGTCTCGGTGATCTTGCTGCGTACCGAGCGGTTGGACTCAAGAAATTTGCGGGTCTTACTGGTGCGCAGCAGGTGTTTCAGCGTGCGCATGTCGGGTGCGCGCAGCTTGAATTCACCACACCAGCGCTCGAACTCCTTCAGGTTCACGGCGATCTGTTTGGCATCGGGGCCGTAGTGGTTCAGCTTGGGCTTGCTGCTGTCGCCGGTGCCTTCGATGTAGTCGAACGCCTCCCAGAACTCCGTCACCATCGGGTGGTCCGCATTCAGTGCGCTCTGTCGCTCCTTCGCCATCTGCACCACAAACTGCCTCGCCTCGGCGATGATCGGCTCGGGCAGCAGGCCAAGGCCTTTCTCGCCCAGGCAATCCACCAGAGCCATCAGCTGACCGTGGTTCTTGGCGATACGGTTCATGCGGATCTCGTCCAGCTGAAACAGGTGCTTCTCGTAGTGCCGCGAGGCTTGGTCGAACACCTCCATCAGCTGCTGTTCGGCGCGGGTGGCCTGCAGCAGGAAGCCGCTAACGCTCTCCATCGGGATAGTTTCAAGCCACTCGGCCGCAACCTTGGTCTGAGCGGTTTGGGTTTCACGCGTCACGGTGATGTGGGTGATACGGCTCAGGATCGCCTCGCTGGCTTCCACCTGCGCGTTCTGGCTGATCATGATCGCGCCACGGAACGGCGGCTCGCGGGTTTCGTTGCTGGTGGTCTTCATCCCCATGGAGCGAATCGCACGGCCGTTGAACGCGGTTTTCAGCTCGTCCCAATCAAACTGACCGGCTTTGTTCTTGTCGCCGCTGTCGCGGTCAGCCTCGATCAGCACCACCGGCATGTTGCTCACCTGCTCAAAGGCACGGTAGCGGCCAACCTTGGTCGCCTTGCTCGGGTCAAAACCTTCGTAGTCGAAGCGGCCGCAGGCCTTCCACAGAAATTCGATCAGCGTGGATTTACCGGCGTTTGCTTCACCCACCAGCTCAAAGAACGGGAAGCTCTTGTGCTTCTGGCGGATCTGCTCAGCGAACAGCGAGCCCAGCCACCATGCGGTAGTGACCACACCCGCACTGCCAAAGGCCTGTGCCACCTGGCTGGCCCAGTGGGGGTTGTACTCGTTCGCGTGGGTGTTGATCTGGATCTCGGGCGAGCCTGCCAGCGTTTTGAGCGATAGCCTGCCGAACTGGTAAAAGTCCTCATCGTTGATGGGCACCACCTTGCCGTCCTTGATCGCCACCTGGGTGAACACGTACACGCCGTGCTCTTTGGTGTAGCCGATGTAATCAATCGTCTCGACGGTGCGCAGGCCGATCATCTGGTCCTGCATGATGCGGTCCAGTTGCTTGCCGGTACCGATCCACCAGGCGTTTTTGATGCCCAGCAGGCGGTTCTTGAACTCGCTTGCACTGGTCAGCTGCTTGGGCGTGAAGGCGTGTTTGTGCACCGACTCGTCCGGCATCTCGATGCGGAAGTAGTAGGTACTCTCGTCCGTGACTTCATTGCGCTGGAAATAGAGCGGGGTGGGTACCGCGCTGCAAATACAGGCCAGCACACCGGCGTTCTTCAGTGCTGCCTCACGCTGTTTGGGGCTCAGGCCTTCGGGGCCATCTGCATCGAACGAACGCACCTCGCGCTCATAGGCGTCCATGTCCAGCTTCCACCACCACAGCTTGCCGCTGTATTCAAACCAGAACTCGCGGCGCTCGCGGTGGTGGTACATCAGCATCGCTTTCTCGGCCGGGCTCTTGGCCAGCAGCAGATCGCCGTAATAGCGGTACTTGTCCAGATCCTTTGTGCCCAGCCGATTCAGCTGCAGCAAGTCGTTCCAGTCGTAGCGGCGGCCATCCATCATCGGGATTTGTGCGGCTTCGCAGGGCCAGCCACCGGCCTCGGCACGGTCGCGGTGCTTCAGCGTGGCTTTGCGGCCGGCGTGATCACCGTCCTGTGCCCACACCAGCGTGGGCAGCTTGCCGCCGGCGGGGATTTCCTTGCGGATCGACTCCAGCAGCAGGTCGATATAGTTCGCCGAGCTGAGGTTCGACACCGCCGTAATGCCCACATGCATCAGCGCGATCGCGTCGAATATGCCCTCGGTAATCCAGATCTCTTTCGCCTCGGCCAGCTCCTTCACGGTCAGGATCGGCGGCACCCAGGCAATGCCCTTAAAGCCACCAATAATGCGCGCCTTTTGCTTGCCGAAGCGCTGCGGCTTGTCGAGCAGGCGTTCCCAGTGGCCGTTGGGCAGGGGGAAGCGCACAGTCGTGGTGCCCTGATTGATGTCGTGATCGTGGTAGTACTCCTGGGTGTACCAGCCACGGATGCGCATCAGGTCAAAGCCACGGCCGTCACGCAGGTAACCGTCTGCCACGGCGGTGGGGTTGGCCTGCCTTTCGGCTTCATCCTTCGGGGTGTAGCGCTCGGTCCAGCTCTCGAACAGCTCTGGGAACAGGTCTTTTACATGGTGCTGGGCACCGCAGCGATTCTCGCGGCCACACTTCACCATCCAGGGCGCGTCTGCACTGGTGAACGCTTCACGCTGGTTGCATGTGGGGCACTCGATCTTGCTGATGTATTGCTTAACCACCTTGCCCTTGTGCTGCTGGGTCAGGCGGCTAACGATGTCGTCACGCAGTTGTGGGTTCATGCCTGCTCGCCTTGTACTGCATCGTCCTGGAGGAGGTCGTCTATATCCATCTGCTTGCTGTTCTCGCGCTCGATCGCCGCCTGGCGAATGGCCGCGTCAGCCAGCGGCAGGTCAATCTCGGGGTTGGGGCAGCCAGACGGACTCATCGCGTGGGTGATCTCCATCTGGCCACGGAACGTCGCGCCACAGCCCACGTTGGTGCATTGCAAATAGGTGGACCGCAACAGGGGATGCATGGCCACTGAGTTGCGCACACGCAGGCCGTGATGGCAGTGCGGGCACCGGAGTTTGTAGACGCTTCCGCTCATGACTGGCCCTCTTCGTCACGCTCAAACCGACCGGCGGTTTCAGAGATGCCGTGCGTAGCCTGAAACAGCCGCATGATGTGTTTATCGAGGCGAGCGCGTTCGGTTTCATCGATATCGCCGTCGCGCAGGGCGCATTCCAGTTCTGATATCAGCTGCACGGCACGCTTCATCAATGCGGTGCTGCTGTGCAGTACATCCAGATCAGCCGGTGCGGCAGGCACTGTTTCAGGGATGAACCACACGGCACCCACTTCAGCGCACAGGGCATCGAGAATGCGGGTGTCTTTGGTGATGCGCAGGATCTCCACCGCTTCGTCCAGCCGCAGGTGATGGCCGTCCTGATCCGGGTCCAGCTTCTTGCGCAGAGTGTCGGGGCTGGGATGGTTGCCCATCATCGCGGCGACGACAGGCAGACCACCTTTGTAACTGTGAACGGCGTGGTAAACCGCCATTTGGGGAGTGTGAATGCCACCATGGCATTGGCGTGTCCGTCTGCTCATGTCCGTATCTCTTTTATATAGCCGTGGTTCAGAGGGTGTGACTGGGCTTAAATGAGTCCTGAGGGTTCAGCTTTTGCGGGACTCGATTGCCTCCTGAATCAGTCGAGCGCCCATGCTTGAGCGTGATCGATCTTCGTCATCCGCCATCTTGCTGACCTCGTCGAGCAGGTCTTTGGGCAAGACCACCTGCAGTGTGCGGCGGGGCCGGATTGTGTCGCGGTTTTGCGTTGTGGTGTCTGTCGAGGGCATGGCCTAGAATTCCTTAAGTTATTAGCCGTTAATAACCGTTACTAACAGCAATGATTGCACTCGTTTGAGTGCATGTCAACAAAAGTGTATCCGAATGAGTGAAATTGGAGACCGGTTAAAGGAGGAAAGGGAGCGCCTTGGCCTGAGTCAGGAAGAGTTTGGTGCAGTTGGTGGAGTGGCGAGAAACGCCCAATCCAACTATGAAAAGGGCAAAAGGGCGCCCGATAGCGAGTATTTGTGTGCAATTGCCAGTGCCGGTGCCGATGTACTGTACATCCTGACAGGCACTCGAATGGATACATCAGTCACGGGGTTGTCATCGGATGAGGTAGAGCTGCTGGGCGTGTACCGTGGCTGCACTCACCAAGGACAGCAACACCTGATGGCAGCAGGCAAGGCCTTCCAGTCGCTTGCCTCTGATAATCACAGTGTTGACGCAAAGGGCACGGTTTATTTGGCCGCCGCTGAAGATGAAGGGACTTTTGGTTAGAAAACGCGCACGCACAGTATTAGACTGTTAGTAGATGTTATTAATTGACAGGGAGTTGAACATGCAATTGAAGGGGATTCTGCTTGGCCTGCTGATGGTGTGCACTCAAGCGATCGCAGCAGAGCCAACCATTCCATATGAAGTGATCAAGCGGGATGAACTTGGCAGCATCAAGCTCAGCCTTGATGTTCAGGTGCAGCTGGTAGACGGGCGCCTGCCCAGCACCGATGAGCTGGGGGCGGTGTCAGAACACCTGGTTGAAACCTCGGCCAGGCATGATCGCACCTTCGTCAGCTTCTACCTGCCCGATATGAAAGTCGGTGCCGGCGCGTTCGCCACCGCCCACCACAACCCTGATATGCAGGTGCAGATTCAGGACTTCATGCTGATGCAATATCCGCAGTACCTGGAACTGCTGGACCAGTAAAATGACCAGCCTGCCGGTGGTCACCATCACCTATACCGACCTCGGCGGGAACACCACCCGCCGCAGCGTCGAGATCCGATCCGCAGATGAGGACCGTTTCGAGGCCATCTGCCATAAGGCCCACGCCGTGCGTACCTTCCGCTTTGACCGTGTCACTGCCATTGAAAGTGAAGCCGGCCAGCCGATCGACCGCGATACCTGGATCAAGACAGTGAGCGGTAGTGATATCCCATACCGTGACCCAACCATCAGACGGCCCCCGGAAGATGACGGACGCATCAGTGTGATGTTCACCGGACTGGGCAAAGCGTTGAAGCCCTACGCAGTAGCACTGGCGGAGCAGCACGACCTGCGGGTGATCAAGTCCACCTTCAGTGCCCGGCTGGGGTTTTTGGTGGCGGGGCCGACTGCTGGCCCGAGTAAGCTGTCAAAGGCGCGCGAGCTGGGGGTTGAGGTGATCAGGTATGAAGACTTTTTGAAGATGCTGGAGACGGGCGAGGCTCCAGAGTAATACAGTTTTTTATAAGGAAATTCTTGTGCTGAAAAAACACTTTGATCCTACGAAGAGCTTTTTTGAGCTTGCTGTTGTTCAGGCCACCTTTTTAGTGATAACTCTCCTCGCTTTATTATTCGCGGCAGTTATATATATAAACTCTGATCTATCTTATGATTGGTCTTACGAAGGATTTAATAACTTCGTTATCTTTTATAAAGTTCCGCTTGGAACACTTGCACTTCTAATACCTGCTGTTGCTTTGCTTGCTGCTAACCATCGATCTGAGCAAACCGGGAATTCAGATAATAAGTGCGACACTCATGGTTGAACGGCAAGAGGTGGCCAACTGCCGAAGGTGGTACGCTTCAGCTCGCCTAAGTCAAAGTAAGTATCACCATGAGTTATCAGCAGTTGACCG